TTAACTAGACTTCCTAGTCCATATAATTGTCTTGGTTGTAATCCTCGTGATATCGCCATAATTTAAATATATTTATACTGTTGAGCAGGCGTAGAATCCTGTAAATATAATACTTTATTTGATTTTTTCGCTATCGTCAACAGATTTTGCTTGTTCTAATAGATCAAAGAATCGACCACAATATTGATGATCTCCAACGTGAGTTATATTATCCATAGCATAGATATATACTTCTCCACCCATATCACCCCATCTTTGACAAAAACCAAAATCTTCACCAAAGTATCTCTTAGTTTCTACATCATGTAATGTATCAAATAAATTATACATATTATCTTTTTTAACTTCTTCACCATTAATAACAGTAGGTTGATATATTTCTAGTTCTGGATGATGTTTAATCATTTTTTCAATAACTTCTCTTTTAATTAACATACACCCTGTAGGAGCATGAGATACTTTAATAACTCCATTTTCCATAGTCATTTCATTTCCTTTATCCATTTTAATTGGAAATATGTGAGCTGCTTTTAATACATCGTCAGGAGTTTTGACTAAATTAGTCTCTTTCATTTTTCTCCACATTTTATCTGTATCAAATGTTTTCATTGGATATGGACAAGAGATAACATCTTTATCTGCACCTATCATTTTATATATAGTTTTAGAATTAAAATCTATGTCTGAGTCTATAAACAATAAGTAATCATAATGATCTTTATGATTTAAAAATTCTGCTACACATAAGTTTCTACCTTGTGTAACTAAAGATGATTTAAGTAATGTAAAACTAACTAGTATACCTTGTTGCATACAGTCTAATTGAAACTTTAATACAGCTTGAGTGTAATGCATAGACACTTCACTGTGACAAGGGGTACAAACCATTATCTTTGCTTTTGGTTTATCTATAATATTACCTAAATTAATAGTTTTAACATTTGAATCTACCTGTTCTATTTTTTCTGTTTGATAAGTATCTGCGTTAGCGTTTGTTTTCTTTTTTTCAGAAAACCATATTGGTTCATTATTTTGCATCTATTGCTCCTCTTAAAAATCTTGTCCATGCTTGTCCTTTTACTTCCCAATCATAAAATCTATTTACATAATTTTGTTGCATCTTTAAATGATCCTGGATGCCTGAATCATGAAGCATACTTGCAGCAGCTTCTATTGCCGCAGCAAACTTTCTAGCTAAACTTTTATAATTATTAGAGTAAGGTACATACATTGGAAACTCTGCACCTGTTTCATATATAGCACCATAATTAGTTGTAATACAATATAGACCAGCTGACATAGATTCTAATAATGATATACAAGATGTCTCTTCCCAAATACTTGGGTATACAAACATTCTATAGTCTTTTAAATTTTGTTTAATATATTCATTTGGTTTATAACCAATATAATTTACATTAGGTAATTGTCTTGCTTGTTTATATAAAGCTTCATATGATTTATCATTAGCTTCTGCAAAATCTTTTCCATATACTTCACAAGAAGAATAAACATCTAAACTAATTAATGGATTCTTAACTAATTGCATTGCACCTAATAATACAGATAAACCTCTCCAAGGTGTGCAATGGTGTATTATTTTTATAGGATCACCTTTTTTATATTGTGTTACAACAGGTTGTACTTCTTCAATACCATTTTTAATAACTGCACATTTTTCTCTTGGTAAATCAAATTTTTTTGTAAACTGTTCAAAGTTCCAATTAGAATTAAATATATACCAATCATATTTATTATGATTAGATTTATCTTTAAACCATGGATGTAAATTAGGTTGATCCCAAGAATTTTTTTGCCAAAGAATATTTAACTTAGTTGGATGTAAAGGTACTTTGCCTGGAACTGATGTACAAATTTCTACTTGATTAAGTAAGCTAGGCTCTACATGCTTTCTTAAATATTCAAATTGTAATTCTGTTCCGCCTCTAGGGTTTTGGTTTGTCATGATTAATTATTCTTTCTATAATTTTATAAGTTGATATTCCTATATGTGTATTATATTCAAATTCAGAACTACAACATATAAAAATTTTGTTAAATTTTTGTTCAGAAATATAGTTTACGTTTTGATCAAATGAATAAGATTTCAATCTTTCTTGCATTTTTCTTTTGTTTTTTGAATCAGGATGTTCTGAATTTGGATTATTAATCCAGATATAATTTATTTTTTTATAAAAAACGTTTGATAAATGATAAAGCCAATTTCCTTCATATAAATTTTTATGATCATCATATCCATAATCATGGTGATGATCTACATTAAATAAATTATATTCATCATATCCATGTTCAAAATGAGAATAAATTTTATCATGATCGTAATCCATAATTATATTTGAGTTTTTAAATACTAATGGAATTAAAAAAGAAATAAGATCTTGTTGGGTTCTCATACATCTTACCCAATCACAATCTATGGAAAGAATATTAAATTTTTTTTCCTTCATTATTTTTTTGATTCATTACTTTCTGAAATACTTCAAGACCTTTGTTAGTAATTTGAACTGTAACATCTTGTACAATATTAGGTCCTTCTACTTTCTCTTTAGATACTTCTCCTGTCTTGGTATTTCTGTATGTTGTTGTAGTTATACAATCTATTTTAGGTATATCTTTATCCATTTTCTTGTGATCTATCTATTTCTGCATAACTGACAACTACTTCTAGTTTGTTTGCAGTTTCTGCTTGAGCTTTTATAGCATCTCCTGCTTCTAAATTCAATCCCTGTTCTGCAGCATTAACTGTGCTTGAAGCAGGTATATCTTTTCTAAAAAACTCTATATCCGTAGTAGCAGAAGAATCTCTTAAATCACAATTAGCTAATACAGCTCCTGTACTATTATTGGATATGTATACAGATTTTACAATAGCAACAGCTGAAGTTGAAATAGTTAAAACAGTAGTCATTGCTGTTCCATCTAATATTTTACTTGCGTTCTTATATCTTATTGTCATGATAAAAAATAATTAAATGAGTCTTGTTCGTTTTTTAAATCTTGTTGAAAAGAGAAATTAAGTTGATTTTTTAAAGTGTCAAGAGCTTCTAAAATTTGTCTTTGATTAGATACATCATATTCTGGTTGTGGTTCTGGTATACTAACTATTACTTTTGCCATTATCTTCTTCCATCTGGTTGAGCATCTAATCTTAATGTTCCATATCTCCAAGTCTCACCAGTACTATCGTTCTCTATTTTAATTGATAGTAATCTTCCTCTTGCTCTAGTGTCTACCTTATCAGTAGATGATGTTATTGTAAATGGGCCAAGAGGTGAGCTAGATGCAGTGTTATTTGGATAGTCATTTAACAGCAATGTAATTTTTGAATTACCTGTAAGAACTTTAAAGTCAGGTATAAATCTTTTTACAGACATAAAAAACTCTCCATCTCCTCTGTAATCAACCATACCTGTTGTTTGACCTTGTCTAGTTCTAGCTGCTGTAATATCAAAGTCTCCTGATTCAATAAACGCATTAATAGAAGTTGTGCCTGATGAATTAACTTGATCAGTTCCAACTTCATGAGCGTAATAAGTTGAAGCTCCATATTTATTTGTAATACCTAAAATGTCTGGAAATACAGGTAGTGATGTTTTATTATATTCTGTTGCGTAAGGTACATCAAAAACTCCAGTATCGACATATGAAGTTCTAGCTAATGATGAAGTTGTCCAAACATTTTCTCCATAGTTATATGTAACACATCTATCAATTTGTTCTGACCCTGACTTTGGATAAAACCAATTTACTTCACCATAAAGAGTATTGTGTTCTGCATAAACTATATCTGTTGCATCGTAGTTTATTCCTAAATTATTTGAAGTTGTTGTAAAAACAAAGTCTTCAACAAGACATGGTAATGATTTAACCGTACCATCAAATACAAAAAATCCACCTTCACCTGACATCCAAAATACTTTACCATCAGAATAACTTAATGTGTGTTGACCAATCAATCCACAGTTAGTACCAACTTGTCTTACACTAAATGTAAATGGTGGACCAACAAATTGAATTAAATAAGCAGAGCTATCAGTTAATACTAAATTCTTCTTTCC